CAGTTCGCCTTCTTCTTCCTTCGCGAGGACGCCTAGATCATGGCCTTCCAGACTGGAACATCGACCTCGATCGAGAACCTCCTCACCCAGCTCTCGACCTTCCTCCAGGCGAACGGCTGGACCGAGACCTTCTTCAACACGATCACCGCCGACATCGGCTCGATCGGCTTCTCGAAGAACGGGATCTTCGTCTCGATGCAATACACCGAGGCGACCGACGGCGGGACGATGGCCCTCTATCAAGCAACGGCGGCGGATCCATCGCCGACGACCGACCCCTGGACCGCGACCGGCGACTCCGGGAACGGGCGGAGGGACAACGTCCCCGCCTTCATGGACGCGGGGCGTTGCGTCAACATCTTCGCCGGCCCTCACACGGCGTTCTTCTTCTTCGAGAACGACTCGGGGCCGGCCTACATCAACGTCGTCGTCGAGGTCGACGCGGGCCGCTATCGCCACTTCGGCTTCGGCGAGATCATCAAGATCGGCGACTGGAGCGGCGGCGAGTATTGCTACGGCCACTTCTGGGACCAGGGCACGAGCCGGATCGACGTCCCGAGCTCGAGTATCCACGCCTTCGGCATGGACGCGAGCAACTTCTCGACCTTGTTACCCGCGACGCTGCGGGTCTCAGGTTATCCCGGCGAGCCAGATCCGGCGACGGAGTGGGCGAACCTCGCCCAGATCTTGAGCCCAGGCAACGACACGGCGGGGAATCCCCGCTGGGCGGGGACCGGCGGCTGGCGTCACTCGCGAGAGTTCTCCGGGTTCTCCGGGTTCGAGATCTCGCTGGCGACGGCCTACAAGCCGCTCTTCCCGATCCCGGTCGAGATCGCCGACTTGTCACCGGCGCCAGACCTCCAGCGTCGCCTCGGCTTCCAGGCCGACGTCCGGATGTGCAACATCGCCAACATCGACCCCGGCCAGATCATCTCGATCGCCGGCGAGGACTGGTATTTCTTCCCGTGGGTCCGGAAGCAATTCCTCGAGATCAACACCGAGGAGAGCTGGAACGCCGGGATCGCCTACCGGCGCGAGAACGCCTAGAGGCCGCCCTCGATGACCGACTTCGCCGGCTCAACCCTTCCGACGATCGGACCGGCCGGACCGTTCCCGGATCCGGACGTCGGGACCCCGAAGCCGACCGGCCTCGCCCCGCTCGCCTTCCCGACGGCGCCGCTCGATCACTCGGACTCCGCGGTCGTTCCGTCCCTCTACGCGCCCTTCGAGCGGGTCCGGACCTTCATCTCGGCCTTCGGCGTCGACCCGTCCGACCCGGACATCGTCAACGAGGACGCCGACGGCTCGCACATCGGCGGCGTCTCCCAGCTCATCACGCCCTCGCTCGGCCCGTTCAAGTCGATCCCCGGCTTCGTGAGCCTCGACCAGCCGAGCGACTGGTTCGAGAAGTGGCACATCTTCCCCGGCCGGCTGGATCTCGGGAACGTCTTGACGACCCAGATCCGGAACCTCGAGCTCTTCAACTCGTTCCGCAACGAGGCGCGAACCTGGGAGGCCTTCGTCAACAATGCCGGCGCCGGCGTGGCCGTGACGAACCTCCCCGGCCTCCCGCTCGTCCTGGAATCCCTCGAGAGCTTCATCGTCGACGTCCAGGTCACGACGGCCGGCCCGCCGTCGATCTCCGGGACGCTCGACTTCGACATCGACACCGCGATCGACTTCCTCATCGTCCCGATCACCGGGACCCGGATCACGCTCTTCCAGTATCGGCCCCAGGCGCCGATCTCCGAGGTCCTCCAGTTCAAGACCGACATCATCGAGCTCAACGACGGGAGCGAGCAACGGATCAACGTCCGCGAGAACCCGCGCCAGGTCTTCAAGTTCACGATCCGGACCGACGACGATCGGACCCGCGACTCGATCAACGCGGTCCTCTTCGACTGGCAGAGCCGCGTCTTCGGGATCCCGGTCTGGCATGAGTCGAAGGCGCTCGGCGCTCCGCTCTCGATCGGGAACACGACCGTCGTCGTCGACACCGCCTTCGCCGACTTCCGCGTCGGCGGCCTGGTCATGATCTACGACAACAACTTCCGGACCGAGACCCTCGAGATCCTCACCGTCAACCCGAACGACCTCGAGCTCCAGGTCGGCGTCTCGAAGGCCTTCGACGCCATCAACACGATCGTCCTCCCGGTCCGGACGGCGCTCACGCGGCCCCAGCTCTCCCAGTCGCGCTTCGCCATCGGCCCGACGGACTTCTCGCTGGAGTTCACGACGCTCGACAACGTCGACCTCGCGAGCTCGGCGGCGTTCGCGACTTACCTCGGCGCCGGCCAGACCGTCGCGAAGCCCTTGATCGACCGCTTGAACTTCATGAAGGGCCGGACCGTAGCGGAGGGGATCCGCCGGAAGATCGTCCGCCTCGATCCGGAGACCGGCCCGCCGCTCCAGATCTCCTCGTGGACGAAGGGGAAGCCGTCGTTCAACTACGGCTTCGAGGGGAAGAGCTTCGAGGACACCTGGGACTTCCGCCAGCTCCTCCACTTCCTCCGCGGGAGCCAGCTCGCCTTCTACGTCGGGACCGGCCGGGACGACTTCAAGGCGGTCGCCGACATCGCCGACACGTCGACCCAGATCGACGTCCAGGCCTTCGGCTTCACCCAGTTCGTCCAGGAGGTCACGCCGCGCTCGGACCTCCAGGTCATCCGCCAGGACGGCTCGACCTCCCAGCATCTCATCACGGGCTCCTCCGTCGTCTCCGACACCGTCGAGCGGATCACGATCTCGCCCGGCATCACGCCGGCGCTCCCGCTTGTCGACATCGACCGGATCGAGTTCCTCACGCTCTCGAGGATCACGAACGACGCGCCGAAGTTCTCGCACCGCCGACCCGGAGAGTCTAGGATCGACTTCAACCTCACCGGAGTCCCCTCATGACCTTCGCCGCCCTGGAGACCAGTCGCGAGTCGGGCGTCGTCCTCGAGCTCTACACGTTCGTCTTCGGCCTCGAGGTCTTCCGGTTCACGTCCTTCCAGCGCGACATCAACTGGCAGGGGTTCAGCTACACGAGCGAGCCGCTCTCGAGAACGAACACCGAGGCGGCCGTCGAGGACCAGGCGGGCCAGGTCACGATCACGCTCCCGCTCGACAATCCGGTCCCGGCGAAGTTCATCAACAACGTCCCCGGCCAGGTCGGGACGGTCCAGATCCTCCGAGCTCACGCGACCGATCCAGCCGAGGAGGCGATCGTCCTCTTCGACGGCTTCATCGCGAACGTGGCCTTCGACGGCGAGCTCGAGGCGAAGATTCTCTGCAACCCGAACACGAAGATCTTCAACCGGACGGCGCCGCGCTTCACCTACCTCGGGCTCTGTAACCACATCCTCTACGACGAACGCTGCAAGGTCGACATCTCGCTCTTCAAGTTCACCGGCCTCGTCTCGGTGGTCGACGGGAACGACATCACGGTCAACGGCGCCGGCGGCGTAGGTCCGGCGGACAACTTCGTCGGCGGCTTCTCGAGGTTCCCGGCCGGCTCCCTGGACGATGCGCGGATGATCCTCGCCCAGTCCGGCGACGTCATGACCCTCCTCCTCCCGTTCGCCGCGACGGTCATCGGCTCGGACATCGACCTCTTCGCCGGATGCGCCCACGACTTGACGACGTGCGACGTGAAGTTCGACGCGGTCCTCGAGTACGGCGGCTTCCCGTTCGTCCCCAGGAAGAACCCCTTCGGGACCCGGCTCCGCGGCGGGTCGTAGATCATGCCGTTCTGGGTCCTCCTCCTCATCAACGTCATCACGTTCCTCGTCACGGAGCTCCTCCGGCCGAAGCCGAACATCGAGGACGCGAAGCCGGCGGGCCTGGGCGACTTCCAGGTCCCGACCGCGACCGAGGGCCGCGCCGTCCCCTTGATCTGGGGCCGCGTCCGGATCGGCGGGCCGAACGTCGTCTGGTATGGCGACCTCGTCGCCGAACCGATCACCGAGCGGGTCAAGACGGGGATGTTCTCGAAGGAGACCGTCACGACCGGCTTCCGCTATTTCATCGGGCTCCAGATGGCGCTCTGCCGGGGTCCGGTCGACCTCCTCATCAACATCCGGAACGACGACTCGTTCGCCTGGGGCGAGGACGCGCCCAGCGCCGACGCGAACCTGGTCCCGACGGACGCCGGCGCGATCTACAACATCGACGAGCCGGAGTTCTACGGCGGCGAAGAGTCCGGCGGCGGCGGCGGCCTGGTCGGCGGCGGGCGGATCTTCCCAGGGACCGAGACCCAGGCCATCTCGGCCTACCTCTCGCCCTTCCAGATCCCGACGCCGGCGTACCGCGGGACCTGTTACGTCACCTGGGAACGGGGCGAGATCGGGCTCGCTCCCCAGCTCCGGAACTTCGCCTTCGAGATCGAGCGGATCCCCGACGGCCTGGACCTCGCCAGCGCCCAGCCAGGCGACGAGGAGATCGACCAAGGGGCGAACCCGATGAACGTCGTCTTCGAGGCGATCACGAACACCGAATGGGGCCTGGCTCGCCCGACCGGCGCCGTCGACTTCCCGAACTTCCTCGCCGCGGCGGCGACGCTCAAGACCGAGGGGAACGGCTTCGCCTGGGTCTGGGATCGTCAACAAGACGTCCTCGAGCTCATCAAGCTCGTCGAGCAACAAGTCGACGGGATCCTCACGCTCGACGCCGTCACCGGCCTCTTCACCTTCACCCTCGTCCGCTTCGACTACACGCCAGGGACCCTTCCCCTCCTGGACGAGACGAACGTGAAGAAGGTCACGCGCTACCAGCGCCCGGCCTGGGCGGAGACCCAGAACCAGATCCAGGTCGAGTTCACCGACCGGCGGAAGAACTACACGACGAGCTTCGCGCTCGCTCAAGACATGGCGAACCAGGACATCGTCAAGGCGGTCAACTCGGCGAAGATCCGCTCGCCTGGCGTGAAGAACCCGACGCTCGCGAACTCGATCGCCTGGCGCGAGCTCCGCGCGCTCTCGACGCCGATCGTCACGATGAAGCTCGTGACCGACCGCTCCCAGTTCGCCGTCGAGCCTGGCGACGTCCTCGAGTTCTCCTGGGCCCGCTTCGGTCTCACCCGCCTCCCGATCCGCGTGACGAGCGTCGACCGCGGGAAGATCCTCGAGAACGAGATGACGATCGACGCCGCCCAGGACGTCTTCTCCTTCAACGCCGGCTCCTACTCCGACCCGACCGACACCGGCTGGCAGCCGATAAGCTCCGAGGCCCAGCCGTCCTTCCGCGAGCGGCTCTGGGAGGTCCCCTTCCAGCTCAGTCTCGACAACGAGCGCCACCTGGCCGTCTTGTGTTCGCGCGACGGCGGGCTCCACATCTCCTTCGACGTCCTCTCGGATCGAGTCGGGACGCCGTTCGGCCTGGAGGGAACCGAGACCGACTTCACGCCGACGGCCGCCATCACCGCGGCGATCTCCCGCGACAAGGGCGACACGAACCCGTTCCGCCAGGACATCTCGATCGACGGGCTCAACGACATCCGGATCCAGGACCTCGTCCAGGTCGAGTCGACAACGATCGACCCGCTCAATCCGGGGAACGTGTTCCTCATCGACGAGGAGCTCTTCTTCTTCGAGACCGCCGTCGACGATGGCGGCGGCGTCTTCACGCTCGGGAATTGTCACTCGGGAATGTTCGACACGGTCCCAGCCGATCACGCCGACGACGCGGTCGTCTGGTTCATCGGCCTCGGCCTGGGCCTCCTCCAGCGGGCCGGCGCGCTCCCGAACCCGCCGGGGCCGATCGACGTCAAGATCCTCCCGCAAACAATCCGGAACCTCCTCGCCGAGGGCTCGGCGGCGATCCTCTCGACGACCGTCGGGACGCGGATCCTCGACGCGATCCCGCCAGGCGACCCGATGGTCAACTTGAACCGCTTCCACGATCTCGACGGCTGGACCCGCGCGGTCGGCTTGTTGACCTTCACCTGGTTCACACGGAACCGCGGGACCCAGTCCTTCGACACGCTCCAGGACGACCCGGACATCTCCCAGCCGGGCGACGTCGGCGGCCACATCGTCATCCGCCGCGTCGACACGACCGCGATCGTCGTCGACTTCGACAACATCTTCACGCCGACCTTCGTCACGACCGACTTCATCCCGCAGAGCTCGCCAGGGATCCCCGACGAGCTCGACTTCACCGCCACGATCTCGAACAAGCGGAGCAACGGCGCCGAGGGCCAGACCGTGACGACGCGCGAGTTCGAGGTCTTCGGCTTCGGGATCGACTTCGGCGGCGACTTCGGCGGCGAGGCGCCGAACAACGGGATCGTCCTCCCCCAGGGCGCCCCGCCGTTCGTCCCCGAGCCGATCCCCGGATCCGGCGACGACCGCGCCTGGACGATCGACTTCCTCGGCGAGTTCAACGCCGGCGAGGACCGGCGCTTCCTCTTCGACCTCTTCGACGGCCTCGCCCAGGAGAGCTTCGGCGCCGGCGGCTTCATCTCGGTCTTCGCCCCAGGCGTCACGACGCTCGAGGAGCTCGCGGAGGCCGTTCGCGCCGACCTCGAGGAGAACATGGTCGACCGGCCGTTCACGGTCACGCGCGAGGGGACCCAGGTCCGGGTCACGACGCGCTTCGGCGACTTCAATCTCCGCCAGCAACCGAAGAGCAACATCGTCCCGCTCAACGCCTTCCCAGGCCTGGCACAATTCCAGGCGGCGAAGGGCGCGTCGACGCCAGTCCGCCAGATCACCTTCGTCGATTGGTTCTCGGCGAGCCCGACCGACTTCTTCAACGACCTCCTCTCGCCGACGAACGACTCCGCGTTCGCGGCCCAGGCGCCCGGCGGCCAGGGGAACCTCATGGCGATCGACCTCCGCGTCTTGACGTTCGCCCAGCGCCTCGAGCAAGGCGGCGCGGTCGTCGCCGGCTCCGGGAGGTTCGTCGCCATCCCGAACGGGCTCTCGGACTCCTACGACACACAATTCCAGGACTGGTATGACCAGCTCCAGGCCTCGGCCCTCGTCGGCGACGGCCTCATCACGGTCGAAGGCCCGCGCGTCCTCAAGGCCGGCCTAGACAAGCCGATGACGCGCCCGGCGATCGTCATCACCGCCGCCGACAACATCGAGGTCTTCGTCCAGATCATCCGGAACCAGATCCGCGGCGGTCCGGCCTTCGACGACTCGGCCTTCCCCGAGGGCGGCTTCATGATGCTCACGAAGGAGGGCTCGCCGGCGATCTCGGGCGACCCGACCGGCTTCGCTCAGATCATGGGGATCGGCGCCACGAACGGGACGGCCGTCAACGGGACGATCCTCTCCTACACGATGGACGGGACGATCTTCGAGGCGACGATCGCCGGCGGTAGTTACCGGGACGCCTACATCTCGATCCTCGACGCCATCGAGGCCGACGGTCGCTGGGACGTCGTCAACCGGCTCGAGGAGCCGACGCGCTTCACGCTACGCGCGACGATTGTCCGGACCGTGAAGAACGTCCCCTTCGAGTTCTTCGCCGACGTAGGCGTCGGTCTTCGTGTAGAGTTCCGCGACGTGAGTCCGTAGGAGTCGACCATGCCCCAGACCGCCCTCCCGAACATCGGCGTCCAGTTCGAGTTCACCCTCGGGACGAACGACTGGAAGAACGGGACCGACGCCTCGATGGTCATCCTCGACTCCCAGGTCCAGGCCTTCGTCATCGACCAGCGAACGGTCGAGCCTGGCGGCCCCGCCGTCGGCGACACCTACCTCCTCGGCCCTGGAGCGCCATCGGGCGGGAACTGGAGCGGCGACACCGGCGCGATCGCCGACGCGATCGCCGTCTTCACGAACGTCCCCGGCCAGGTCGACGACTCGCCCTGGTTCTACATCCAGCCGCGGAACGGCTTCGTCCTCTATGACCGAACGCTCAACCGTTTCTGGACCCGGATCCTCGGCGTCTGGACGCCTGGCAACGTCGACCGCCGGCCGGAGAAGCTCGAGATCGGCGCGACCTTCACGAGCGAGCTCGAGGACGCGGGCCGACTTCTAACACTCGACGACGCCGCGACGCCGGTCGTCCTCACGATCGCCACGTTCGCGTCCGTCCCGCTCCCGCTCGGCGTCTTCTACGAGGTCCTCTACCTGGGGACCGGCTTCCTCGAGGTCGTAGGCGCGACCGGCGTCTCGATCCGCTTCGCCGGCTACGACGAGACCGCCGCGCCCGCCGGCGCCCGGCCGACCTTCGAGCTCAACGAACGCTTCAAGCTCTACCACCTGGCGAGCGACGTCTGGATCCTCTTCCCGGACGATCGCCTCCCGACGATCCAGGTCGAGACCGGGGCGAGCTTCGAGCCCGTCATGAGGAACCGCGACGGGACCGTCATCCTCGACAACGCGGCCCTCACGCTCAACATCCCAGACCAGGCGACCGTCCCCTACTCGATCGGGACCGAGCTCGAGTTCCTCGAGGTCAACGGGAACGCCGTCACCGTCACCGACGACGCGGCCGTCTCCTGGCGAGCCGGATCCCAGAACCTCGTCTCGGCTGGCATCGCGGCGAACGCCCGCGCTAGAATCAGGAAGACGGGCTCCGACGAGTGGTTCGTCATCAACAACGCCGCCCTCCCAACATAGGAGAAGACCGTGTCCCAGAACCTCCAGGTCCAGAAGATCGTCAACATCCACGCGACGCGGGTCCGACACCGCCGGCGCCTGGTCGTGGCGGACGGCCGCTTCCCGAGCCGACACCCAGGGCTCGACAACTTCCTCGACCGCGAGGCGACGCGCGCGATCGCGACGCCGCTCCGGCTGGTCAACGCCCTCACGGTCGTCGCCGGCGGGACGGGTTACTCGGTCGGCGACGTGTTCTCGATCACCGGCGGAACCGGATCCGGAGGGACGGGGATCGTCACGGCGGTCTCGGCTGGCGTCGTCACCGCGGCGAAGATCCTCGAGGCGGGGACCTACACGGTCGTCCCGCCCGCGGCCTCGGCGACGGTCCACATCCGGATCCCCAACGGCGCAACACCGGCGGGCGATGACCTCACGGTCACGAGCTCGCTCACCGCGGCGGTCGCCGGCGTGACGGCCCAGGAGCTCCTCGACGGGATCCGGGCCCAGGAAGACGTCGGCGGCTCGGTCCCGATCATCACGAGGGCCCGCCACTTCCGCGACCCGCTCCAGACGTCGGTCGACTACACCGACAACGGGGTCCCGATCGCCTAGTCGTCGGGCTCCTCACGAAGGACCGCGACGTCTCGAGTCGTCACCGCCCGGAACATGAGCTCGGGCGATGGCGCTCGGCCGACTTGTTTGATCGCCTGGCAGAGCCAGCGGAGGTCGGGGATCCCCAGGCCCGAGAGGTTCACGACGACCCCGCCGAGCGTGATCCGCGCGTGGGTCGGGATGTCCTGGTCGTGGATCCAGGCGATGAACTTCCTCACGTCCTCCCAGGAGATCGCGCTCGAGCATAGGTTCACCGGCATCGGATCGGGCTCCGGCTTCGACTTCCCGTAGAGCTTGATCTTCTCCCCTCGCCGCGTCGTGACCATGCCGAGATCCTCGGGCGAGTTCGGCTTCGGCTCCTCGTCCTGGGCCTGGGCCGGCGGATCCTCGTCGAAGAGACCGCCCTGGTCGCCGTCTCCGGGATTAGAAGGGATCGTCATCTAGTGGCCCTCCCTCGAGGACCTCCTTCGGCCTGGATGATCTGGCGGGCTCCTGGCCCCCCTTCCGGCCTCCTCCCTGGGTTTTGTAGCAATCCGGGCAGAGCTTCATCCAGGGCGCCCCCTGGAAGACCTTCCCGCAACCGTGGCCCTCACAGGTCCGGTCGATCTTGCAGCGATGACGGTCTCCGGTCCGTGGGTCTTCGGGGATCCAGCGCCCGTTCCTCGAGCTCCACTTGATCTCCTTGTGGCAATCCTTACAGGTCGCGCGTGATCCTTCGGCCATGTCTTCCTCCTCTAGTCTTCAAGGTCTTCTTCTATTTAAGCCGACCAGGAGGACCGGAGCGAACGGCCCCCTACCCCCTGGGCGGGCAGAGTTAAAGCCGTTTATCAAGCGCGACCTCTCGGAACCGTCGCTTCACGGCCTGGGAATAATCTCGAGCGTCCCCAGCCGGCGACACCGCCGACCCCAGCTCGCCGTCTTTATCGGGACGGATGACCGCAACCGGACGCAAAGGGAACCCGTGAGGAGCCCTCAGAACTTGCGGGAAGGAGCGGGGTCGTGCGAGAATCGCGTCGCCCGGTCGTTCATCCTGCAAAGTAGGCGACCGAATAAAAAAGCCCCGCCCGGACTCTCGGCCGCGCGGGGCTTACTTTATACGCCGACCCTCGGCGCGTTACAACCGGAACCTCACGCTCCCATCCGACGCTCGGCTTCCTCCTCCGCGGCCAGGTCGGCGAGCTCGCGCTCCTGGGTCGTCCAGGCCTGGCGCTCCTCTTCCGAGAGCTTCGCCCAGTCCGGCGCCCGCGTGACGCGGAGCCCCTGGCAATCGTAGCAGGGGACATCGTAGTCGCCGCGGAAGTAGGCCTCCTCGAAGTCCGGGTCGTCCCGGAACTCGTCGGGCGAGATCCCCTGGCCGTCGATCGCCGGATTGACGTGAGACCCGCGGCCCTCGCAACGCCGGCACACGACGAACTTCGTCGGGATGTCGACCTGGTCCTCGCCGATGACGACCGTGAGCTTCGCGCGCGGGTTCATGATCCCGGCCTCGCCCAGTCGGCCCGGTTCATCCGCGCCTTCGTCTCGGCCAGGCTCGCGACGCGCTTCTTCCGGATCACCGCGAACCGCTCGAACATGAGCTCGACCGCGCCGTCGAACGACTCGCCGGCGTCACCGTCGACGCCCTGGGTCCAGACCACGTCGAGAGGATCGCGGCCGAAGCGGACCTGGGCGCCCTTCGGGTAGTTCGCGATCACGACCGCGGCGTCGGTCGGGTCGTGGAGCGAGCCCATGTAGAGGCCGACCTCCGTGAAGATCTTCCACTGGGGCGCCCTGGGACGGGCGAGCCGGTAGGCCGTGGCCTTGGGCTTCTTGTCGGGCCCGCTCATGTCGAGGCCTTGGCCTGGGCGGCGCAACGCGGGACGAACCCGTTCTCGAGCTTCTTCGTGTCCCGGTTAAAGTGGCGATAGATCCCGATGAGGTCGTGGTCGAAGTCCCGCGACCCGAACGCCTCGAGGACATCCAGATCGAGCGGGATGTCGTCGTTGCAGTATTCGAGATCCATCAACACATCGAGGCGGTCAACCGTGACGCCGAGCTCCGCGAAGAGCTTGACGCCTCGGTCGGCGATCAAGCCGAGCCTCTGGACGTTTTCCTTTGTCATCATCATCATCGTCTCCTTCGGTCATGGTCAAAATACAACGCCGCCGGCTCGCCGGCGACGCCTTGGGTCACAATTTGGGGCGCAAGACCGGCGCGTCGTCGAAGTTCGAGATCGAGCTCAAGACGACCTCGACCTCCGCTTCCGCCAGGCCGGCGTCGATGTGGCCCTGGGTCCGGCGCTTCATGAAGGCCGCCCGATCGTCGCCGTGGGTCGCCTTGTGGCGGGAGTGGTTGACGGCGATGTTCGTCGAGTCGGCGGAGTCGAAGCGCGTGAACTCGGGGAACACGCCGAGGCCTCTCATCAAGTGGATCCACGGCCGGCGACCGTGATCGCGCTCGACCTGGTCGATGACCTCGGACGCCTCGGCCAGGCGCGCGCGGTAGGCGAGGCGCTCCTGGGTCGTCCCGGTCACGTCGAACTCGGAGCACGATCCGAAGCCGACGAAGTTCATGAGCCGGGCCTGGGTCTCGAGGAAGTCGAGGCTCTCGTTCATGTGCCAGATCGACATCGTCCGCTCGGGGAACCAGGCCAGGGAGTCGTCCCCGCGGAGCGCCCAGGAGAGCTCGAGGAGATTCTCTTCCTCCGAGCCCTGGATGACGTCCGGGATGACGGCGATCGCCTGGGGCGAGTAGTCCTGGGCCGTGTTCGCCCAGGTCCAGAAGGCCGCGCGGTAGTCGCCGAAGTCGTCGAACCGGAGCCGGGGCGCGAGCTTCGCCCCGCGGCGCTTCGCGTTCCAGATCGAGAAGGCGCCGTTGTCGAGGAGGAGGATCTCGTCCTGGCCGACGAGCTCGATCACGCGATCGAGATCTCGGGGATCCGCGAACGACACGCAGAAGGACGAGCCGGCCAGCGAGGGGAGGAGCCCCTTCGGCGTGACCGGCGTCCCGATGACCAGGCGCCGGCCGAAGTCGATCGCCGCGCTCACGCGCAGCTCCGGAGGTCGGCGGCGTTCCCGCCGGAGGCCTGGAGCTCGTTCGCGCGACGGAGGAGAACCTCGCGGTCGCCGATGAACTCGCCGGTCTTCCGGTCGACGATCCCGTTCTCGCGGGCCCAGTGATTCCAGGCGAAGCTCCGGCCGAGGCCGACCGTGATCTTCGTCGTCGGCCACTGGTCGGCGGGCTTGTTGACGAACTCGAGCCAGTCCTTGTCGAAGGTACACTCGTCCGAAGTCCAGCGGCTATGCTTGCCGATCATCGCGCGGAGCTCGATCTCGAGGGCTCTCATGAAGAGCTCGGGATGAGTTCCGGCCAGCCAGAAGAGCTCCCACTTCTGGGACGCCGGGCAGAAGAAACAAGCCGACTTGATCGGGACCTCGAGGCCTTCTTCGACGATCCGCTTGATGCAATCCTGGCGAGTCCAGCCGAGATCCTGGAGCGGGTAGGCGTAGAGGAAGTCGGTGTCCTCGCGCTTCACCTTCTTCGCGCGGCGAAGATCGGCGGGGCCGGAGTCGTAGCCGATGAGCTTCACGAGCTTCACGCCGGCGGCCTGGGAACCGATCCAGAGCGGATGCGGGTCGCGCTTGTTCGGGCCCTTCGTGACGCCCTTGAGGACGGCGTCCTGGGGTCCTTGCTTCCACTTGATCGAGCAAGACTTCATCCCGAAGGCCAGCGACGGGAGCGTCTCGTTCGAGTAACAGTTCCCGCCGAGGTCGTTGTAGTCGGTCGTCTCGAGCGTGAGCTTCTTGCACACGGTCACGGTCGGGAAGCCCTGGGCCAGGAGCCAGATGTTCATCTTGTCGACCTGGGCGTAGGTCTCCGGCTTCTCGGCGCCGGTGTCGGCGAACGTGATGAGGTCGGGGCGGATCCCCTGGTCCCTCATCGCGATCAACATCGCGGTCGAGTCGACGCCGCCGCCGTAGCACACGACGACGCCGGCGTTCGCGGGGATCTGGATCTGGGCCTGGTTCGTCATGTCGGTCTCCGTGTTCGTGGATCTGAGGAGTTAAGTGTACCGGGGCGCGGGACACGGACCCGGAACTGGGTCACAGATCTGGAAGAGGATCGAGACGGACTGGGGCCCCTGGACGGGGCCCCGCTTTATGTCCCGGAGGCTAGAGCCCCCGGAGGAGCCGCCGGGCCTCGAGGGTCGAGCCGTTGCGCCTGGCGGATCCCCGGAACTTCCTCGCGGCCTGGGCCAGGGTTCCGTCGACCTCCTGGATCCGGACGTCCGCCTTCGGCCGGCGTCGGACGACGACCTTCGGCGTCTGGATCACGAAGCGGACCAGGTCGCGGCCCTCGAACATGATCGACGGGCGGAAGCCGCCGTCGACCCAGGCGGTCACGAACCGGGGCGTCATGACGACCCTCCGGCCCGGAGGATCTCCGGGAGCTTCTTCCGGAGGAAGGCGGCCATGTCGACCAGGGCGGACTCGCTCGAGTCGCGGACGTGGCTCCAGTCGAAGCCCGTGTTGAGCTCGCGGAGCTCGGCGCCGGTCATCTTCCCGAAGCCGTCGCCCAGGCAGAACGCGCCCCAGACGATCGGCCAGGGAGCGCGCTCGTGAAGAGCTCCGTCCCAGTGTAGGACCTGGACGATGAGGTCCCAGTCCGAGAGGTTCCTGTAGAAGCGGGTCGTGTTCATGCTAGTCCTCCTTGGTCGCATTACATCGGGCGGCGAGCGTCTCGCCGTTGAACATCGTCGTCCGGACATCCTTCTCCAGGTCGACGAGCTTCTCGAAGAGCTCGGGGCGGGCCAGCTTTCCGCGGGCCAGGTCGCCACGAGATCCGAAAATACAAAACACACACGAGAGTCGGTCGTTGCCGGCGGCGTAGGCCGGATGACGGACTTGACCCTTCGCCTCGATCTCGGTCCAGACCTGGTCGATCGTCCAGTCGGCGATCGGCCACCAGTCGAACGCCTGGCGCTTCGAGTTCGTGTTCTTCGTGTTGACGTTCAAGGTCCCGCGGTCGGCGATTTTCTTCGCTCGCGCGGGGCTTTCCTCGGCGCGGATCCCGACACAATTCACGACGATCGGGAAGTCGCCGGCGGCGCGGATGACCTTCCAGATCGGGCCGGTCTTGAGGTCGCTCGTGCAGAACCGCGCGGCCGAACTCGGGAACGCCGGCGCGTCGGTCCGGCCCTGGGCGTCGAGCGCAACACGTCGCGCGCGGATCGCCGAGAAGAAGTCCTTCGGGCTTCCGTCGGCGTGGATCGCCTGGGCGACGAGGAGCTCGTTGTCGTCGATGTTCGAGCGGATGAAGTCCTTGATGTCCTTGTGCTCGACGTCGCCGAGGTCGGCGTGGACGACATGGATCTGGTCGGCCGGGACGAGCGCCGAGAGGATCGCGAACATCGCCTGGGAGTCCTTCCCGCCGGAATGGCCGACGAAGAAGTGGGCGCCCTGGGCGATGAGCTCGAGGATCTGGGCCTGGTTCGCGATCTGGTTGTTCGTGTTCATGTGTTAATTGTAACGGCTCGCGAGACACATGACGAGACCCACGTCACAGAACGGGACACCGGCCCCAATAGAATCAAGGGTCTCGGGCTTTCTCGTGAGTTATGACCCGCCCAGGCCTGGATCCGGGCCAGGATCCCCAGGTCGCCGGAAGTCCCGGCGCGTGTTACAGTGAGCGATCGACAACTCGAGGAGACGTTCCACATGGAACACCCGAACCTTCTACGACGCGCGCGGCGCGAGTCCGGCAAAACGGCCGACCAGATCTGTGACGAGGTCCGATGCACACGGCCGACGCTCTACCGCGTCGAGGCCGGCGAGGTCACGCCGAAGCGCCCGCTCGCTCGCGCGCTCTTCCGGATCTACAACGGCGTCGTCCCGCTCTCGCACATCTACGACCCGGAGTTCGCCGGCGAGGTTCGCGCGGCGACATAGTTGACGCCAGGCCGTCCCGCTGGCGCGAGTCCGTGAGGGACTCCTGGGGCGGTCTGGTTTTTCTCGTGAGGAGAAGAAGAAGAAGATGTTGAACCCCTCCGACTTGCCAGCGTGTCCGGCCGACGGGTCCCGCGAAGTTCATCCCGTGAGACATCCAGACGGTCGGGTCTTCTACGCTTGCCGGCGATGTGGCCGCGACCAGACCGAAGCCTGGAGACTCGTCCAGCCGACGCCGGGCCACGCGCCGATCATCGCGACATGAGCCAGGCGCCCGACATCGTCTTCATCGACCCGCGTGTCGCGTTCCGGCTTCCGAGCTCGAAGGCGAACGCCGCCGAGGTCCAGGCCGGAGGATCCGCCGAGCCGGTCGGCTACATCCGCCAGGACATCTTCGAGGAGAAGCTCCGCCAGGCGGCGAACGTCGACCAGGAGATCCTCATCACGATCCAGGCCGTCGGCTCGAGCCTCTTCGGGCTCTCGAACATGGGCCGGCTCTTCTCCGCGCGCGAGGTCGAGGGCGTCACCGCCTGGCATCTGGTCGCCGACCGCGAGCTCGGCCCGTGAGGTCCTGGAAGGGCGCGTCCACGGACGCCGAGAAGGTCTACCTCTACTTCGGCGACCATGCCGACAAGTTCTTCACCGAGGACCATGTCGCCGCCCAGATCCACGTCGGCCGCCGGCGGACCCGGAGGCTCGTCGCCTGGCTCGTCGCCGAGGCGAAGCTCGAGGCGATCGAGACCGTGAGCTCGTTCGCCTGGGGCCGGCCGAAGAAGATGTTCCGCGCGGTCCGGAACAACGGCGACGTCCTCGCCCAGCTCGAGGTCTTCCGCGACTCGGTCGCCGCGGCCGGCTTCGGCGACCCCTACGGATGACCGACCACATCGAGGTCTTCCCGATGGCGAAGGCGACGGACCCGAAGACCTCACACGTCGCCGCGTCTCGTCATGTCGTGGGCGCCTTGTCGCTCCGCCGGCGCCAGGTCTACGACGCGACCGTCCAGTTCCCCGCCGAGACCTCGAACGAGCTCGGCCTCCGGATGACCCAGCTCTTCCCGGACCTCGAGCTCCGCGCGGCGTCCGCCTCTCCCCAGAAGCGCCTCCCCGAGCTCGAGAAGCTCGGGCTCGTCCGGCGCGGCCGGCCGCGGAAGTGTCGGAGCTCCGGATACCTGGCGCACACCTGGCGGGCGGTCGAGCTCGAGCCGACCCAGGAGGACCTCTTCGAGTGACGCCTGGCCGTTGTCGGGATTGCCAGGCGACCTTCTCCGAGCCGTCCTTCTCCGAGGGACCGAAGACCATCAACCCGGCGACCGGCGTCGAGGACCTCCGCTTCTCGCTCGCCTGGTTCTTGTGTCCGACGTGTCTCTCGAGGAACATCGAGCCGATCCAGGAGGACGCGCGTCTCGCGACCTGATACACTGGGCGGGCCCTTTGCAGGAGTGACCACATGAACGACAAGACCAGCCAGGCCGTCGTCCTGGCGGAGACTCCCGTCCCCGGAAACGGCCACGCGATCGAGGTCCGCTCGCCCCTCGACATCAAGCCCTCCGTCTTCAAGGCCGGCCTCGAGCGTCGGAAGAAGAACCGCGACGCCCTCATCGACTGGATCCGCGGGGCCCTGGTCGAGGGGACCGACTACGGTCGGATCCACGTCATCCCGAAGGACCGCTGTCCCGACGGGAAGTTCTGCGCGAACTCCTACCACTTCTCGAAGCCGTCGCTCTGGAAGGCCGGCGCCGAGAAGATCTCCGGGATGTTAGGCCTCCGCGTCCGCTGGCCGACGCTCCGGGCCTACGAGGACCGGATCATCCGCGGCGAGAACGTCACCCAGATCCTCCTCCGTTGCGAGCTCACGAACTCCGACGACGTCGTCATCGCCGAGGGGATCGGCGGGCGGGCGGCCGGGGATGACCTCAACAAGTCGATCAAGATGGCGAAGAAGAGCGGCCACATCGACGCCGTCCTCAACGTCGGAGGCCTCTCCGAGGTCTTCACCCAGGACCTCGAGGACATGGATCCCGAGAAGCTCGCCGGCAAGCGCGACCCGTTCCAGCCAGGCGAGGAGCGGATCGAGTCCGCGATCCCCAGGAACGCGAAGCCGCTCTCGTCCCATTGTCCGATCGGGAAGGACTGGAAGGGCGTCCCCTGGGCCGAGGTCGACAACGGCTTCCTCTCCTGGATCATCACGAACATCGACGACAAGCCCGACCTCCGCGACCGAGCCGTCCAGGAGATCGAGAGCCGGAGCGTCGAGACCGACGAGGCGGTCGAGCGCCGGTCGGATGTTAGACTGGGCGGAACGAAGAAGAAGGTCGGAGACTGGGCCCGCGAGCTCGCCACGGCTACGTCACTCGACCAGATCATCGTCATCAAGGAAGAGCTCCCGGCCGACTTCGAGCCAGGTCTCCGGAAGTTCATCGCCGAACGTGAACTGGCGCTCGGCCCAGGACCATCAACCGGCGCGTGAGGCGCCAGGAGGACATCATGGAGATCAACACCCAGCGCGCCCTCGCGGTCGCGGAGCTCAACCCTATCGTCACGGACATCGCGGCCTTCGCCGGCACGATCGAGGGGATCGACGTCGAGGACGA